GGCATCGGTCTTACATTCGGAATGGTCATCAGGCACGATGCGACCACCGGAGGAATCACCAAGGCTCAGGCTAACACGGTCTTCAATGCCGAATCCATGGGCATTGCCGTCAACCTGAACACCACGCAGAACTTCGTGGATGTCAACATGCTTGGCTATGTCAGCGGAAACTTTGCAAACGCCATCGCTTCTTCGGACGGAGCATCGTCCCTAGGGACGGGAGAGTTCTACTTCCTCTCCGAGTCAGAGGCGGGCAAGATCACCAAGAACGCACCGACCACCACCGGATTCGTCAGGAAGCCCATCCTCTATGCGCTCGGCGCAACACAGGCGATGGTGATGAACTATGTCGGCAACAAGATAGTGGACATAGACTCCCTGTTCTCAAGACTGAACGCATCCACGGTAGTGGTCAAGCACCCACCCAACTTCTTTTCGGTGGGTGATGCAGTCAGATTCGAGGAAGGTCTCACGGCATCGGACAGACCTTTTGGTTCCTACGTCAAGGCATCAGCCAGCACAAGCGAGTTGGCAGAGGCTCTTGGAATCATCTCCAAGACCAACTACGGAGGAAACTCCGCTGCCTCGTTGATGACCATCTCAGGATACATCGAACTGGGGGCAGCACCGTATGCCCCGATGACTCCAGGATCGGTCTACTTCCTCGGCACGGAGGAAGGAACGCTCGTAACCACGCCGCCCTCCACGGTCAACACCGTCAGGAAGCCGATGCTCGTCGCGGTCACTCCTACGAGCGGAATCGTGCAGAACTATGTCGGTCTCGTCATGACGAGCAATGTCGGAAGCGGCTCCAGCATAGAGATTCCGGAGTTCGACTCAGGCTTCAAGAACAAGTTGATAAACGGAAACTTCGACTTCTGGCAGAGGGGAACCACATTCCCGTTCAGAAACCCCGTGAGCGAGCCAGACCGTTACACCGCCGACAGGTGGAAGATGGTGAACACGGGTGGAACAACCGCCGACAGGCTGAATGTCTCCGTGAACAGGTATCCCCTCATGCTTGGGGAGTTTTCGGATTCCAATGTCTATTCCCGTCATGCCCTAGAGTTTGCAATCGGAACGGGTGGACACACATCTGGATCGGAGACATATCTCTATCAGCGGGTAGAGGGAATAGAGAACCTTCCAAGCGGATATGCCACGATCTCCTTCTATGCAAAGGCTACCGTGGCAAATGCCAAACTAGGCGTGTCCTTCCGAAGGGACTTCGGTGGAGGAACCGCACCAGACTACGCGGTGACGGGAATAGAGCCAAACTCACAGAAGGAAAAGGGTTTCGTGGTCAGCCTACCAACCCAATGGGCTAAGTTCACGCACACCTTTGCCCTTCCCGACAGCAAGTTCGGTCTTGTCGGTGCTTCGGGGACGGATGGTCCCGAAATCAGGTTCTTCCTCCGTGGTGGATCCACTAGGGTAGGAACGGATGTGGCTGAGGAAATCAACCCGAACATAGCGAACGCCCCGTCCTACAGCATATACATCTCTCAGGTGCAACTTGAGCAGGGACAGGCTGCTTCTCCGTTTGAACTCAACGACCCTCAGACGGACTACGAGCGTTGCCTTCGCTACTATCAGACGACTAACGCAGCATCTCCGTTCAGGAACATCGTCAACGGAGGCGCGAATGCAAGCAATGCCGACTCCATTCCTGTCGATGGAGGAACCATTGTAGTCAGATATCCGGTTGAGATACGGGATGCATCCACATCTCAGGTTACGATCAAGGGTCTTCCTTCATGGAGCGGAGCCATAACTCAATCCAGCAAGGGATTCAAGGCAACCAAGAGCGCAGGAAGCATGGAAGTCAACTACGAAGTGGAATCGGAACTCTGAGGAGCATAAATGGGAACTAGCGCATTCGATCCAGTAGCACTAGCGGATGTCCGCTCCGTGCGCAATAAGATAGACATGGCAGGAGTCACGGCTGATGTCTTTGCCGTTGGCGATGTCATCCGCTATGATCCACAGGACGACAAGTATCTGCTTGCACAGGCTAACAGCGAGGCAAACGCTGCATTCGTTGGTGTCATCGAGTCCATAACATCCAACGATGTGACCGTGGTCTATTCGGGTGAGATCTCTCTTCCCGATAGCCTGATGTCAACTATCGCGGGATCCACGGGAGCGCAGATATTCTACCTGTCCGACACACAGAAGGGCAAGTTGACCACTACTGCGCCAAGCAATCCCGCTAGCGTCATCAAGCCCGTCATCATCACGACAGGAACCACGGACGACACATCTCCCACACTTGGAACTGTAGATGGTATCGTCGTGAACGGTCAATCGACCAGGATCAGCGGAGACTCCACGGTTGATCTCAGCGACATACAGCCCGTTGGTTCGGTGATAGCCTTTGCTGGAAACACAGGAGATGTTCCTGCTGGATGGGACATCTGCGATGGTGGTTTGCTGCCGATCTCAAGTTATTCCGATCTTCATGCATCGCTGAACAGTGGATCGATCTACGGGTTTACCCAGCAGATCACCATGACCAAAACAAATGGAACGATCATACCGGACAACCAACTCATTGGATCGTATTTCTTCGTATCAAAGGCAGGACTGAACAGCGAGTTCAGGTGTACCTTTTTGTCGGTCGCCGTGACCGGAAACAACCTGACGGCGGAAGTCTTGGTGGACCCATTGCTGGTCAACGGAACCTATCACAACAGTCAACTCGTTCTTGGCGACCAGGGAAGAATCTACCTGGAGAACGGGTCTCAGACAAGTACGTTCTACAGCGTTAGCAGCGCGGTCAATCCAAAAGTTAGGCTCAAGAAGCCAGACATGCGGGCAAGATTCCTCATCGGGTCTTCCAGAGGATTGACCGGTCAAGAAAACTCGGCTTTTGGATCGTACACCATAGGACTTCTTGGTGGTGAGGAACGTCATTCACTGCAAGTAAACGAACTGCCGATACACGGTCATCCGATTTCCGTGAGCGCATCGCTTACTGGCAATGTTTCCGTAAGCCACAACCTAACGACAAGTGTCGCTGGAGCACACAACCACTCTTTGTTCAATGAAACAAACATAGACCTTGACCTAGGTGGACCAGACAGCGTTGTTAGAACCGTTGGAGGCAGTTCTAGCGCGTTGCCAAATGCTGGTTCGCATTCGCATTCGGTGACTGGAACCATTTCGGTAAGCACGAACAACCTTACCCCCAATGTGACAGCGTCGATTGGAAACGCCGGAGGCAACTCGCCGCACAACAATGTTCCTCAGCATGTCGTGGTCTACTGGATCATCAAGACGAGGAAGGATTCGTATGCCAAGTTGTACAAACTCGGTCCTTCTGGCGGCGGGGTGGTAGTAGCCAAGAACACAGCCAAGAGATGGGCGAGATCCACACCGGGAGCGGGATGCACAATCGACGCAGGATACGGTGCGTGGGGTGTTTCCTATGCGTCGAAAGGCAACTACATCTTCAGTCATGACCTACTGTTCGATCTTGGCACAGCCGATCAGACGAAATACATAGTCGAGGCTACTGTCGCCAAGTCTGGGTCCGGACTAACGCAGATGTTTGTCGCAAACTCCTACAACTACGGAGGACTTACCTTCGGAGTTCAGGTCTACGACATAATCGGTGCTACCCACAGCGACAACTTCCAGTATCTGAACATAGTCGTGTATGGCGGCGGAACCGCAGTCTAAAGGGAGAGTAAATGTCTCAGTTTTCGGCACATAGGGTATCGGCAGAAACCGGAATCAGGGTGGCGATAACCACCAAGGTTTCGCTGTATGTCAGTCCAACCGGCGATGATGTTCTCAACACGGGAACCGAAGAAGGTTCTCCCTTCCGAACCCCAAAGCGGGCAATGCAGTGGTTGTCCGACAAGCAGATAACCGACAGTGGATTCGTGACGGTGAACTTTGCTGGCGGCATCTACGATCTGGAAGAGCCGATTGAGATGAACCACGATCAGGGAAATCGCGTTGCTTTCGTTGGGGCAAGACCGGAAGTACTCATTCTTCAGTACGTTCAGGACTACATCACCACCGGATTTACCGCACCCGGATATGCCAAGTACTATTCTGGCGTAAAGCACGGAATCACGATGTCGTGCGTCAGGTACAGCACCAGTACCCAGTACGAAACCATAACCGCCTCCAACGGCATAAACAACAGCCAGGTCGGCACTGGCGTGATCGTCCAAGACTACGACCTAAAGTTCACCGACGAATACAACCCGACGAACCACTACGCGGCGTATCCCACAACCCCAAGAAACAACATTGCCCGCCAAGGATCGATCTTGGGAGCGCACTCTCTGTCCGGCGTTTCATTTGGACTTCTGTCGGTATCGTCAACCATACGCGATGACTGGTTCAGCATACCCAACGGATCGTCCGACAAGTGGGGCAGATTTTACGGAAATGCTCAGACGGGGGTATCTTTCATCTCTGGTTCGTACACTGGACCATCGGACTTGAATGAACTACAGAACAATGCTTGGTTGCAGCAGGTTGCCACATACAACGGTTCATGGATCAAGGGTCACTACATGAGCAGTGTACCCGTGGGATACTATGGAACTCCACTGAAGAGCGGGATTCCATCTGGAGCGACCAGCAACTTCTCGGGTGCTTCGTTTCCGAACTCGTCCCTAAGCGGGAAGACGGCAGAGTTCAAGTGGATATTCTACACGGACAACAACGAGTACACCGGTTGGTATTCTGCCACCGGCGCTGCAAACACCTTCTTGAACGATCCCCACAAGTACGGACCTCACTACCATGAACATGTCATGGTAAACGGAGTCTGTGGGGCAGGTGCTTCCGCTTCTTGGGGAACGGTGAATACCAATATGATCACCGTGACCCTGATACCTACCGTCTTCAGGCGTTTCGGAAACATACTACGAATCGGATCTGGTGGATTGCGGAACATCAGCAACATCTTCTTCGACGGAAGGGGAATGCCGTCTCACTGGAAGTTGATAGGCACAGCCCACGAAGGCTACAGCAACAAGTGCGCGATATACTGCTCTGGTGGAGACTTGGGATTTTCGGTGGCAAATGAGCCAGATGGTTTCGTCGATGGTCTTTTGTACAGTGTCGGTGTCAAGGACTTCCACGTTGGTTTCTACGCGGACTCTGGGGCTAATGTTTTGCTCGGTACTCTTGTGGCATCCAACTGTTCCTATGGAGTGGTGGCTAACAAGGGTTCAGTGGTGAAGACCATCGGAAGTGTCTGTACGGGAATGGCTGAATCGGGTTTTGCATCCATCAACACTTCGACAATGGTAGCCGAAAGATGCTTCACCTCGTTTGTCGGACAATCCTTGGTCAGGATAAGGTTGATAGAAGCAGGTTCCACCTTGTCCTTCAACTCTTTTGTTCCAGGACAGACATTCGACACTCCCGATGGTAGGATCAAGGGAACGGTGTGGGATTGGGATCCGAGAGACAAGAATCTCACAATTGCGGTCAAAGCCGGAACTCTAGAGGGATCAAATGCTCTGCAACAGTAACGCCACCGAAGGAGAACACGAATGTCATCAATTCCTCCCATAACGGTTTTTGAAGGAGGGGGCGGTAATCCGAATCAAGGAACCGGAGATGATGTCGGCAACGACCCCGTCACTGTAGATCCGGGTGGAGACGGCGATGGACCAGTAATCGGAAACGGTGACGGTCCAACCACCTATGAATACAGCATAGAGGATTTGCATCTAGCCACAGGAAGCGCATATGTGGCATCCGAATCATCCACCATTATCTGCAACTCGTCGGTGGCGGTCTTTACGAGATTGACCTCGTTTGCGTCAAGAAACACATCGACCATGGTGTCCAGCAACTGTTGCTCGTATGCTGCTCTCCGTGGTTTCGTCTGTCTAGGAAGTTCGCGGATGCGTCTGGATTCATCCGTGGCTTCGGTGTCCGATCAGAACTTCTCCGCAGCAGCGTCCTCTTCCTTGCTGGTGACTAGATGCGCTTCAGTATTCCCCGTCTTGACAGGTGTGCTGGTTTCCAGATGCTCGACATTCGATCCGACCAACTTCGACAGCATGACTGTCGTATGGGCTAACTTCGATCCAGCCGCACAGAGAGTACCGACTCATTTCCATAGCGAGAAAAACTCCTTCTGCTCCAACAACAGCACATCACTGTCGAGCAGATCTGCGATTTCTGGTCTGAGCGGATCATTGCTCAACAATAATCCAATATCGTTCATGTGGTCTCAGATAAGCGGAGGCGGGGGTGGGTTGGCGGTATACAGTCCACTCAATCCAGTGAACGGAGCATTCAATCTCTTCGAGGACGCACCAGCCAGTTACAGGTTTGTTCCAAGAAGCCATTCGACCGATTGGAACGCTCTCATTTCAGGTGGTGGCGGTCCAGCATCGGCATTTCCAAATACCGCTCCGGATACATCTACACTGACACTCCTGCTCACGCAGAACAGGGATTGCTATACCTCGGTAAAGCCACCAACATGGCTATACCCACCCGAGGATTTCAGCGGTGCTAGGACATTCACCGGGTCATTCTCTGCATACTTGAACTTCAATCTGTCCAACGTACTGAATTCGCTGATCTGAGGAACCATCAATGGGATACAAGATATGCACATTCGATTCGGACGGGAAAATCCTGTCTGTTTCGCCAGAAACGTACCCTTCCGAGTCAACCTTTCTGGGTTCTCCCGCTCTTTATTCCATGCCCGGAGCATTCGGGCTGGTGGAAGAAAGCCTTCTTCCACCCGACACAGTCCTCACCGAAACCCTCGATGGTTCATTCACTCCTTTGACCACAGGAGAGGAATCGTTCAAGTTTTCCGACTCATCGACATATGATCCACGGGTTGAGGTAACGCTGTTCATGGAGAATCCACAGCAAACGATAAACCGAAACACCAGGGTGATTCAGGACATCACCAAGGCTGTTCCCGTGTTCAATCAGCAGGATCCAACGACCAGACCGAAGCACGACAATTCGGTTTTCATCTGCGGAAGTGGATCCTGCAAGTTCACCCGTAGCCTGACGGGATACACGGGCGGCTTCATCCACATAACAAACCTCAGCAAGAGGAATCAAACCGGCGGTGCTACCGCTCCGCACAACGACATTGCCAAGGGAGGAACATTCTCCTACGCCGTGGAGATGTACTTCTATCCGACATCCACCGCCAACAACTTCACCCTTGTTCAGAAGGGACCGACTGGAGCATCGGCAAACTGGAAGATTTCGTTCGACAGTTCTGCTGGTCAACTTCAGTTTGCCTGGCAGACCTATGGAACCACTGCCGGATACGACAAAACCGAAAACATCGTCAACACCGCTGGCTTGACCGTCAACCAATGGCATCATATAGCCGTGGCTCTAGTGAGGAACGGGGCTGGCGTGTGCTATGCGATGTCGGGATACTTCAATCACGCAAACAAGTTCCTCGTCAGCGTCACGGCGGGGTCTTTCCCCGAAACCCGTGGAAATGGCGGATTGTTCCTCGGAAACAATCCAGCAGGAACGGAATCGTTCGATGGCTACATCGACAACTTCAGGTTGCTGGAATCAACCGGAACCGCTGGAGTTTTCGGGACAGGTGGATATGGATTCCTTCCGTTCGGAGGCGGAACTCTGGCTGGTTCCACGGTCAGCGGGTTCACCATAAGTTCCGAGACGGCTGTGATCATGCACTTTGACGGCGTATCTGGCAGTTCCAACTTCTTTGCGGAGAGCACGGATTACATCCGTTCATACGCGAGGCGCATAACGAGTCAGAGCGTTCCAGGATCTACGTTTCTGGATTCCACTGAACTTGGCGTATCCGATGTGGTGAGATATGCCTTGGGGATAGACGGAGCAACTGGGCTTTCGGATGCCACTGGATTCTCGACCAACTACGGTGCAATAGTTCGTCAGTTTTACCCCGTGGGAGGAACGGGATACACTGGACCGTGGGGATACGACCATTGCTTTGCCTTGCATGGTGTGTACGACAACAACCCGTCTCTTGACACGATAGTGAAGAACTACACCAATGATTCGATCTATGAATATGGGTTCTTGCAGTTCGTAATGATCGAGGGGGCTTCGGGGAACCGTGGTTCCAGCGGCAGCCCTCTAGCCAGCCAGTTTGGTCAGAATCCATACCGAAGACTGTTTTCGGGTGGAGCGGGCAACTGCTACGGAGGAGCAAATGCCTATACCGCTCTGTTCATAGACCCAACGAACAGACTTATGATGTCCTACATCATGGAGAACGGCTATCTGATCACGCAGGGAATATCTCAGGCATCGTATTCCTTCGTTGATGGAATGGGCATAACAAGAAACATCAGCCCGACCGAAATGAGCAATCTCAGGTTGGACCTGCTGGAATATCAGTCCAAGAACAAGGAGGCGTTCGACTCTCTCACGGCGAGCCTGAAAACAGCAGGAAGCAAGTCCTCAGCGAAGATCTCCAGATTCCTGACATACGCAAAGAAGACGGGAGAATACCTTGGAACCAACGATGGAGGCTCGAACGAAGTGGCATGAGCGTGGTGTTCAACAGATCCGGCGATGTTGTTTTCTTCCAAGGAGAGCAGTTTCACATTACAGACATACTGATGGTGAATCCTCACTATCCCCATGCCGGAGAACTGGTTCACTATTACGACACCAGCCGCCACTACATCTCCGATGGACATGTGCAGAGGGGTCTACCAGTTCCTTGCTCTGGCATCGATGATTTGGCGCATCGCCTCGCTGAACTGAGGATGTGCAGGAGCCAAAGAGAGAACGACGCTAGATACTTTGAGAATCTTCGGAATGAAAGGAGGCAACCATGTCCATCGGATCAAGGGAACAACTCAAGGACTATGCCCTCAGAAGGCTAGGGTTTCCCGTCATCGAAATCAACGTGGATGACGCTCAGGTCGAGGATCGCATAGACGATGCCTTGCAGTTCTTCTCTCAGTACCACTTCGACGGAATAGAGAAGGCATACCTTCCCTACACCATAACTCAGCAGGACATCGACAACAAGTACATCTCCACAGCCAGCATCCCCACGGGTTCGACTGGAGCGGAGATAGTGAGCATACAGAAGGTCTTCGTGGTCGATCAGGCTGTGCAGAGCGGGATGTTCAGCGTTCAGTATCAGTTGATGCTCAACGACTACTTCAACGGCTTCCTCACTGGATCGTCCAACCTGAACTACTACGACAGCACGAAGCAGTATCTCAACATGCTTCAGTTGTTCCTCAATCCCGAGAAGCAGGTAGAGTTCAGCCGAGTGACCAACCGCATCAAGTTGGGAACCGACTGGACGAAGACATTCGATGTGGGAGACAAGATACTCGTAGAGTCGTATGTTGCCCTGAATGCCGACACATTCCCAGAGATATACAACGACCGCCTCCTCAAGAAGTATGTTACCGCACTCATCAAGCGGCAGTGGGCATCGAACCTCATCAAGTTCAAGGACATCCCCTTGCCTGGCGGGATGAAGTTCGATGCCGCTCTCATCTACAGCGAAGCCGTGGACGAGATCAACAAGATAGAGGACACGGTTCAATCCAAGTACGAACTGCCCGTGGATTTCATGGTGGGCTAAATGGCAAGAAACCCCTACTTCAAGGTCTCGTTCAGGGACTCAAACCTTCTGGAGCAACTGGTCAAGGAGCAGATACAGATCTTCGGCTTCGATGTCCACTACATCTTCAGGAAGTTTCAGAACTTGGACGCTCTCTTCGGAGAGGACACCATATCCAAGTTCGAGAAGAGTTTTCAGATAGAGATGTTCGTCAGCAACTACGAGTTCTACGAGTCTCTAGGCAGGGTGATAGACAAGTTCGGAATCAACTTGCAGGACTCATTGAACCTCATGGTGGCAAAGAGCAGGTTCACCGAGGAAAGCGCGAAGTACGGGACGGACACCATCCCTCAGGAAGGAGACCTGGTCTACTTTCCCGACTACGGGGGTCTGTTTGAGATCAAGTATGTCAACAACAGGAACTCGTTCTTTGCATATGAACTCTACTGCGAGAGGTTCCGCTACAACGCGGAGAAACTGGACACGGAGATCGTGGAAGTGGATGCCATAGAGACCAACCTGGTGAAGCCGATCAGGTCGTTCACGCTGTCAGCAGGAGTCACCTTCCAGGAAGGCGAGACCATCTATCAGGGTGCTGCATTCTCCAGCAGCACATACAAGGCGACCGTCATCGACTACAAGCAGCAGGAGAAGACGCTCAAGGTCAGCGACGAGGTGGGGACACCCGACATCCTTCTTCCGCTGAAGGGGGGGAAGTCGGGAGTGCAGACCACATACACAGCCCTTGCGTCCACGGACGAAAAGTACCTGGACACCAACGCAGACGACAGCCATGCCATAGAAAGGGAGAGAGCCGCGAAGGACATAATCGACTTCACGGACAAAGACCCGTTCGGAGAGGGAAGGTGGTGATCCGTGTTCGACTACTTCTACAACGGTAGCATACGGAAACTGGTGGTCGCATTCGGATCCCTCTTCGACGAGGTGTTCGTGGAGCATGAGTATCCCGACAGCAGCAAGAAGAGGATCAAGGTTCCCATCTCGTATGGTCCCAAGGAGAAGTTCTACAGAAGGGTCATCGAACTTGACGAGGCTGGCGACAGGGACACGGTAGAGAACATCCTTCCTAGGATCGGCTTCGAGATAACGGGAATGCAGTATGACGGCGGAAGGAAACTGAACACCCTCAACAAGACCACTTCCCCGAAGGACGAACTGGATCAGACGCTGTCCAACACCTACCATCAGGTTCCCTACAACATCCAGTTCACCCTGAACATCATGACTAGGAACATCGAGGACGGTCATCAGATAGTCGAGCAGATACTGCCCAACTTCACCCCCGACTTCACCATCACGATGAACTTCACGGAACTGGACAAGAAGATCGATGTGCCGATCATATTGAACTCGGTGAATGCCACGGAGGAATATGAGGGAGACCTGATGACCCGCAGGATGGTCACCCACACCCTCAGTTTCACAGCCAAGTCATTCGTCTTCGGCAGAATCAGGACTTCGGGAATCATCCGCGAGGTTCGCCTCACATTCCAAGAACTGATGAGCGAACCATGACGATCAACGAAAAGACTCTTGACGGCTTCCTGACCAACTACACGGTGGGGATAACGCAGACTAACTTCCTCGGGGTGACATTCTCCGATGGGGCTACATTCGACGGGGCTACGGGTTTCTCTTACAAGGAGATAATCAGGGTGTACCTGGTGGGCAACACATGATGAAAGGCGATGAGCATGGGAAAGATGGACGACAGCCTCTCGGAGATACTCAACATACAGCCAGATGAAGCCCCTTTGGCAAGGAAGGATGGTCAGCCGCTTGCCGTCAAGACGGACATGGACGAGGCAGACAAGGACTTCCAGAAGGCAAGGGAGAACCTTCGGGAACTCATCAGTCTTGGGTTCATGGCTGTGGACGGAGCCTTGAAGGTGGCAACCGAGGTCGAGGAACCACGGGCTTACGAAGTGGTCGCGCAGATGATAAAGGCAGTAGCGGAGACCAACAAGGACTTGGTCGAACTGCATCAGCGCATGAAGACCATCAAGCAGGAAAAGTACCAAAGCAAGGGCGAGACGAACATAAACAATGCCTTGTTCCTTGGTTCCACGAAGGATCTTCAGGAACTCATAAACCCAAAGCGCAGTTTCTCCAAAGCCATGGACGAAGCGCGGCAGATCATAGACCAATCGGAAGTGAAGGATGGCGAAGATGCCTGAAGCAAAGACAGAAGGCTGGTACATGGGAAACCAGAACCTCAAGGCTCCTGGGGTCAAGATAAACTGGACTCAGGAGCAGGTGGCGGAATACGCACGATGTGCCAGGGATCCCATCTACTTCGTGCAGAAATACATCAAGATTGTGTCGCTAGACAAGGGTCTCGTTCCCTTCGACCTCTACGACTACCAGGAAGAGATAGTGCGGACGATCCACGAGAACAGGTTCGTCATTGCCAAGTTGCCGCGACAGGCTGGCAAGTCAACCACGGTGACTGCCTATCTCCTGCACTACATCCTGTTCAACCAGAGCATGAATGTGGCTATCCTTGCCAACAAGATGAGCACGGCAAGGGAACTTCTTGCCAGGCTGAAACTGGCATACGAGTATCTTCCAAGGTGGCTTCAGCAGGGAATCACGGAGTGGAACAAGGGGTCGATCCAACTTGAGAACGGGTCTCGCGTCATCGCTTCAGCGACCTCGTCATCGGCTGTCCGTGGTATGTCCCTGAATGCCATCCTACTGGACGAGTTTGCCTATGTCCCCGACAATGTGGCTGAAGAGTTCTTCTCCTCGGTCTATCCGACCATTTCGTCCGGCAAGGACACCAAGATGATCGTGGTGTCCACTCCCCACGGCATGAACATGTTCTACAAGATGTGGACGGATGCCACGAACAAGAGGAACACATACATCCCGATAGAAGTCCACTGGTCTGATGTTCCTGGTCGCGACGAGAAGTGGATGGAAGAGACGATTGCCAACACCTCTCTTGAGCAGTTCAACACCGAGCACAACTGCGAGTTCCTAGGCTCCATCCACACCCTCATATCGCCAGCCAAGTTGAAGACGCTGGCGTACAAGAACCCCGTATTCGAGAACGGAGAGGGGTTCAAGGTGTACGAGAAGGCTGAACCAAAGCACATCTATGCCATGGCGGTGGATGTCTCGCATGGAACGGAGCAGGACTACTCTGCCTTCAGCGTGTTCGACATCACCAGCACACCCTACAAGGTGGTTGCCACCTTCCGCAACAACAAGATATCCCCCCTGATCTTCCCGAATGTCATCCACATGGCAGCAAGGCAGTACAACAATGCGCATGTGCTGGTCGAGATAAACGACATGGGAGGACAGGTGGCTGATGCCATCCACTCGGAACTGGAATACGAGAACCTCCTGAAATGCACCCACAGGGGAAGGAAGGGTCAGGTCATGGACGGCGGGTTCGGAGTAGGAACCAAGCAGTTCGGAGTCCGTACATCCGAGGTGGTCAAGCGTCTTGGATGCTCCGTCCTCAAGACCCTGCTGGAGGGAAACAGCCTGATCGTGGAGGACTTCGACACAATCAAGGAACTCTACTCTTATGTGTCCAAGAGAAACTCGTTCGAGGCTGAGGCTGGCTACAACGACGACCTTGTGATGACACTGGTTCTCTTCGGGTGGATGTCCACTCAGCCCTACTTCAAGGATGTCACCAACATGGACATCAAGAAGGACATCTACAAGGAGCAGATAGAGAAGATAGAGGAGGAGATGCTTC